GTGTAGAATGACTAGTAATGTTGATGTAACAAAACCAACTGAAGGAATGGCATTTACTGCTGATGTGCGCGATAACTTTCAAATAATTTCTACTGAGATAACTGACCTACAAACTAGAGTAGCTGCACTTGAGTCCGCTGTTGTAGCTTTGCTCACCAAACAGGAGAAACCGAATGGCTAATATTGATCGTATCGTCAACGTTACTATCGCGTTGCGAACTGCAGGAATTACTCAAGCAACATTTAGTGATTTGCTCTTGTATGGAGTATTCACTAGACCTGTTGGGGATACAACTGGACTAGTATACATTATTACTGACCCTGATGAATTGCTAGATACTTATGGATGTCAGCCTACTGATCCGATCTATTTGGCAGCATTGACTTTCTTTAGTCAGATACCGCATCCTCCACAACTCTATATTGGTCTTGATCAAGCATCGCCTAATGTTGATACTGATCTAGCTGCAATGAATGATCAGAATAGCGATTGGTGGGCATTGTGCGATGTTTCGCATAGTGAAGATCGCGCGCTGGATATTGGAACTTGGATTGAAGCGCACGAGAAACTATTCATTACTGTGTTGAGCGATATTGATAATACTTTGCCTGCTGGAACTGATACGACATCTGTTGCTCATCTACTTATGCAAAATCAATTGTTTAGAACTGCTTGGTGGTATGATCCTAATCCACTAAACTTTGTTGATGTAGCTATCTGTGCAAAGAGCTTCACAAAATATCCCGGCCAGGAGACTTGGGCTAATCAGCGATTGGCTGGAGTTGCCTACAACTATCTCAATGAAGGCACATTCAGTAATCTTTTCAATAAGAATGGTAATACATTTGAGCCGTTCCGCAATATTGCCATTACCCAGAATGGTAAGGTTGCTGGTGGAGAATGGATCGATGTTATAAGGTTCCGCGATTGGCTCTGCGAGCAGATCAAAGTAACCATCTTTATGCAGCTTGTTGATAATCGCATTCCTTATACTGATCCTGGTATTGCGATTATTCGCAGTAGGCTACAGCAAGCTTTGGACTTTGGTGTAGTGCGCGGTGGCATCGCACCTCCTGAAGTTAATAGTGAAGGTGACTATGTGCCTAGCTATACTATTCAGGTTCCATTGTCCACAGATGTTCCAGTTAATAACAAAGCAAATCGTCTCTTGCAAGATGTATACTTTACAGCAAGAATTGCTGGGGCGATCCATGTTGTAGAGATACAAGGAACATTGACCTATGATCTATTGCCTGTAGCTTCACCTACTGGCGCGGTTAATGTTGCAATGGCTGCCGCGCGCGCGAGACAAGTTGCCAGCGGTAATGTTCGTGCAAGCCTCAACTAAGGAGTAATGTTCAATGACAATGCGGACCTATAACTCAGCAAAAGTATTGGTGATCTTTAATGGTTTCCAACTTACTGGTTTTGCTGATGGAACGTTTGTAGGTGTAGTAATGCAAAACGATGGCATTACTACCCATGTAGGCGCAGATGGGGAAATCGCTCGGGCTGTTAATACTGACCGTCGTTGCACTGTTACTGTTACTCTCGCGCAGACATCACCTGCTAACGATTTTCTTTCTACTATGTTTTCTGTCGATGTTCTTACTTGTGGCGGCAGAGTTGGCCCTATCCTAGTTCAAGACTTGTGCGGAACAACTCTATTTGCAGCATCAGAAGCTTGGATTGTAAAACCGGCAGATGCTGAGTATGGTAAAGATATTCTAAATAGGGCATGGGCTATTCATACAGGGGCGCCATCAACTTACAATATTGGTGGTAATGCAGTTAATGCGATAGGGTAATATTATGGCTATTACTCGTCATGTGTTTACATTAGACAATGGAAACAAATTTCATATCAGGAGATATGATGCCTTTCTATCATTGAAGATACTTGGTGATATTCAGAAACGTTTCTTGGCGCCATTTATTCAAATGATTGAAACGCGTGACCAGAAAACTAATGGTGAAGATCATTTTGGTCAAGCAGTAGATAAGCTATCACGCAATTTAGAAGGTGAGTCTTTAATTGAGCTTGTCACAAAAGTATTACATCCAGAGTTTGTTACGATTGAAATTGAAGGACAAGACCCAGAAAAATTTGATGAAGGTTTATTGAACTTAGCTATTCATGATGTATCGGATGTTATTGCTTTAGTGGTGGAGGTTTTGAAGTATAACTACACCGACCTTTTTACGCGAGGCAAAACCCTTATTGGACAGGCGCGCGAGAGTATGGTGATCCATTAGGTGTTTTGCGAGATGATTTCGCTGAAGAACTATTAATTTGGAGACCAATTATGGAAGGATTGATAACGTTGTCTGAAGTAAAATCTGGAGAGGTTGATGTGATAGATTTGCTGAAAATAAATGCTCTAATGGATATGAAGGCTGCGCTTGAGAAACGAGCAATGGAACAATCAAAACAATAGCGCGCCAGGAGTAATATAATTGGCTGTTGTTCGTGAACTTGTCACAATTCTTGGAACTGAATTTAATGACAAGGGTCTCAAGGACTATGAACATGGCATAGCCAGAGTAAAAGAAATTGCATTAGGCGCAGCTGCTGCAATTGGTATTGCTTTTTCAGTAGAAAAGATTGCAGAATTTATAGATGGTCTTATTGAAAGTGGCGGAGAGATCAATAAGATTAGAGCGCAACTTACTAACATTGCTCGTGGTCCTATGGACGATGTTAACGAAGCAATGGAAAGAACATTTGATATAGCGCAAAAGACTGGGGCTGAATATACTAAAGTTGCTGATACTTATAGAGATTTTCTTCAGTCATCTAAAGACTCAAACATATCGCAAGAAGCTCTATTAGGCACAACCGAAAATCTATATAAAGCAATAAGGGCAGATCGACTAGACCCTGCTCAACAAGAGCATTTGTTTTCTATCATACAACGTGCCGATGTAATGGGTAAAGTTAGCCCACGTATGATTGGCATGTTACAGAATACTTCTATATCATCATTGAATTTATTATCCCAATACTATGGTAAAAATGAAGAGGAATTACGTGCCTTTGCAAAGAGTGGTAAATTTACTTTTGAAGAATTAACAAAAGCATTAAGTGCAACAAATGAAGACTTGAATAAAAAAGTCGGCGCAATGGGTTATTCATTGGGCAAGGGATTTGAATATGCCCGTAATGAAATGGTTTATGCTGCTGCTGAATTCCTAAGAATAACAAGATTTTCATTTATACTTGGCAATGCTATTGTATGGTTAACTGATAAATTTGTTGCTATGTTTAAGATGTTACTTAATGCTCTTGGCGGAGTCAAGAGTGCGCTTGAGCTACTCGGCATTACTATGGCAATCGTTCTTGGGCCGAGAATGCTAGCCTATTTGATTGATATGGTAGGATGGATGTGGAGATTAGCAGCGGCAAATTGGTCTGCTGTATTGCCATGGACTGCTATGGCGCTCGCTATCGCTGCAGTTGCAATTCAAATACAAGATTTAGTTTATTGGTTTCAAGGTAAGAAAAGTTTTATTGGAACATGGGTTGGTTCGTTCAAAGACCTTAAATCTAATTTTGGTAAACTAGATATATTTGCCGGTTTCCGTTTACCAGGTGATATGATTAGAGGCGATTGGTCAGCAGCATTAAAAGATTTCCACATACTAATAGAAAGCACACCAGCTAAAATATTGCTATTAGTTCCTGCTATTACTGCGGTAACAGCAGCATTTGTATTGTGGGGATTAGGCGGTCCTGTGGCGGCAGCCATTAGAGGATTGAGTAGAACTATACGTGGTGTAAAGACAGAAGTTGAAGGTGTTGGAGAGGCCGCTGAAAAAGTGGGTGGTAAAGGTAAAGGTGGACCGCGTGTTACTAAAGCTCCAGGTCAAGGCGAATTGGCATTGTTAGGTGGTGGTGCTAGGGAAGTAACGACATTTGGTGGTGCTGGTGGTGAAGGTGGATTAGGACTTGGTGTAGCTTGGGATTATATTCAGAAAGAGAAAGCGCGACGCCCAGGAATACAAGCAGCAGAGGATAAAGCTGCTGCTGATTTTAATACGTGGGTTAATGCACAAGTTGCAAAACTTAGTTATCTAAAATCAGGAACAGGTAAACTTGGAGAGTATCTTTGGCCGGATAAGAAACCATCTACAATGCTTAGAGAAAAGTTTGGTCCACCTGAAGCATATGGCCCGCCAGGCCCAGGTCCAAGTTATGGCGGCGCATTTGTTGATTCTAAAACTGGTTTATTTGGCACTCCGCACGGAGGTGGCCTAGGTATTAGTCCGCCGGCCGCAGCACTAGGCCCACCGGGTAAGTCTGTACAAAATACGAATAACGACAATAAAACTATAACATTCAATCAATCCAACTCAGTGAATGTTCAAGTGCAAGACGATGCTGGCCTGGCCAGTAGAATAGCTACAAGTATAAGCAACTATGCTGGGGAGATGTTTAGTGGGATCGCGCGTGACCTGGGACGCTCCAGCCCCAGAACCGAAGCAGCAACTCAATAGCTTTTGTATTAGACATGGAATGCATTATTCAGGTAAGAACTGTTGGGAATGTAGTGAAAAACGAACTATCATATGTGAGTTTATAGATGGCTATGTTCGGACTATTCCAATCAAATCCACTAAGCCAGTTAAGCTATCTGTCTTTAGACGTGCTCGTGACAGAAACAGTGACATTGCCTAGTGATGTAACAAAGTATCCTATTGAAGATGGAAGTGGAGACTTTACTGATCATATAACTGCGCATAATGAAGAGATTAAAATTAGTGGAATGATATCGGCTGCTACCAGTTTTGGAATGGAGTTTGGTCCGCTTTGTTATTCTAAAATGATCGATGCTGTAGATCAACTAAGGAAGATGCATAAGGAAAGGACAACAGTAACGGTTCAAACTGGACTTGGCAAATATGAAGATATGGCGTTTACTGATCTTTCAATAGAAAGATCAAATTCACCTACTGTTGGAGGGCAATGGCTAACTATAAATGCTGGTTTGCGAAAGATCATAAAGGTAACTCTCAAGACTGCTGATTTGCCTCCTGATCCTAATTCTAGCGCAGCAGGTAAGACTGGAAAGACAGAACAGAAAGTAAGTAAACCCAGCAACAATACAAATAATGTTCCTGAAAGTTTTGAATCTCAGATTATGCCATCATCTAAAAAAGGCCCAGAATTAGGTTACGATCCAGCCGATTGGGCACCAAAATAATGTTTGTTATTCCTGTAGCGGATTTGAATAGTCAATCTCTAGAAGCAGAGCTAGACAATCTTGTATTTTATATTGTATTAGATTGGAATGATACTGGACAATATTGGACTATGAGTATTCGTAATTCATCTTATCAAACATTAATAGATGGCATATCTTTATCTGCTAATTACCCTTTGACTTGGCAATTCAGATATTCAGATATGCCTCCAGGAGAATTGATGATACTCACTGTAAATTATACTAACGGACCAATTCCAAGAGATGGATTTATCAGCGGTAAATACATATTAGTTTATCAAGAGTATGCCGATCTAGTAGCGCAAGGCTCAATGCCTGAATATGGGGAGACCTCGCCAATTGTTATTTGATCGAACATATCGTATATTGATAGGAAAGAAAGGTGAATCTCAAGGTATAGAGATTACAGACTCATTGCGCATTAAGTTTAGTATTGAAAAAACAGCTAAGAAAAACCCCAATAAGAACACTATTAATATATGGAACTTGAGAAAAGAAACAAGAGCAGAGTTTGAGAAACCAGATACTAGAGTTGTATTGTATGCTGGTTATAAAGATGATGCCGGAGCATTATTGATCTTTCAAGGTAATGTTAGTTATGCTTGGTCAAAGAAAGATGGAGCGGATATCATTACGGAATTTGAACTTGGAGATGGTGCTGCAGAAATACGTGATACGACAGTATCAGTTGGCTATCAGAAAGGTATTAAATCAACACAAGTCCTTAATGATGTGTCGAAGAAAATGGGATTGCCGTTAACTTTGCCAAGTAACGCACCAAGTAGAACATGGAATAATGGACTATCATATCATGGTCCTGCTAGAACTTTACTTGATAAAGTAACAAAAGGAACTGGACTAGAATGGTCTATACAAAATGGAAATTTGCAAGTAATAGAACATGGAATGGTAACTACTAGACAAGGTATATTGATAAGTCAAGATAGTGGTATGGTTGGTTCTCCTGAAAGAGAACGATTGGCTAAAGCGCACACTCATAAACAAAGTGCAACTCCTGGTGGAGAAACAGGACAACCTATTATAGAGCCTGATTATGATGGCTGGAAAGTAAAGTCATTACTTCAACCTACACTTAATCCTGGTGATAGAATTAAGTTGGAAGCAAAATTTGTTACTGGTGTGTATAGAATAGAACAGATAAAACATGAAGGAGATAGTGATGCTTCTGGCGTTTGGGAGTCAGATTTACGAGTAGTTGATCCGCGAAAACCACTCGATGATAAGAAGTCTAAAGGTGGTGCTGCTACTGGTGGGATAAGCGATACTAGTGATATGGCCGATGCCATGGATAGTGGAGATTACTTCTAATGTTGAGACTTGACCTTACTGAATTAATCGAACAACAAATTGAAGTTCAACTTGGCAATACTTTGAATACAAGTATGCCTGCTAAAATTATTAGCTATAATGCTGCGACTAATCGTGCTATTGTAAAGCCGGATTTGCCCAAACGTTTAGCTAGTGGAGAGGCATTAGAGTCACCTCAAGTTGTAGAAGTTCCAGTATTGTTTCCTGCTTCTGGAGGTGGTAAAGCAAGTATGACTTTCCCGCTTAAACCAGGCGATGGAGTTATGCTTGTTATTCAACAACGATCATTAGAAGGTTGGCTCGATGGCAAAAACACGATGCCGGATGATCCTAGGCAATTCGATCTTTCTGATAGTGTGGCCATCGCTGGTTGTCAGCCTTCTGGTATTGTGGGTGATCCTGACAACGTGGTTCTAAAGTTTGATAAAGCTTCTATGATACTAACAAAAGATAACAACATTATACATAAAGCAACAGAAGGCTCTTATACTGTTGACTCGCCATCTATTACATTTGGAAATAGTAGTGGTTCGCGTTCAATGATGGGTAGCGTTGGGTTCTTTAATACTGATGTTACATTAGCCCACGATCCTGTATTACCTATGCAAGCTGCTACTAAAGAATATGTTGACTCTAGATTTCATGGTGGTGGTGGAGGTGGTGGAGGTGGAGATCAACCAGCTAATGGTGCATTAATAGGTATAGGCGCAACTCCCCCATCAGACCCAACTGCAGGAACCTTTTGGTTTGATACTGAAGCTGCTCAAACTTATATTTGGTATAATGACTATACATCCGCCCAATGGGTTCCAGTAATTGCTACGCCATATCTATCAACTAATGGCGGAGAGATGAATGGCATATTACTGCTGGCTGGCGATCCGGTTAGTCCACTTGAAGCTGCAACTAAAGAATATGTTGACAATGCAGTTCAAGGTGGTGGTAGCAATATTGGAGATGCACCTTCTAATAGTTTGTCTTATGGTCGAATGAATAATAGTTGGATTAGAGTGTTAGCAATTACTGGTGATGTAATGGATGGAGGCAACTTCTAATGGCTGACATTCTTCGGATCAAGCGACGGACTACTGGCGCGCCAGGAGCGCCATCAGGATTAGCTAATGCTGAAATAGCATATAATGAAGTTGATCATATTCTTTACTATGGTGAAGGAACTGGTGGTGCTGGTGGGACTGCAACTACAGTAATTCCTCTTGCTGGTAGAGGTGCATTCTTACCTCTTGGTGGTGGAAGTCTAACAGGCCCACTTACTCTAAATGCTGATCCTGGAAATGCTTTAGAAGCATCGACTAAACAATATGTAGATGCGCACTATAATCCTGGTGCTACTGTTGGAGATACTCCGCCAGCCACTCCTGTTCCTGGAGCGTTATGGTGGGATAGTATTGGTGGACAACTATACGTTAGGTTCGCTGATCCTAACTCTACTGAGTGGGTCCAAGCTAATAGTTCGCAAAGTCCAATCTCTACTGACGCGCCTAATGATGGTAAAATCTATGGGCGTATGAATGTTGCTTGGGTAGAATCAGTAACCAAGCAATATGTAGATAATGCTGTTCAAGGAATAGATGCTAAAGCATCAGCTAGAGTAGCAACTACTGGGAATATTACTCTATCAGGTGTTCAAACTATAGATGGTGTAGCAGTAGTTGATGGCGATCGAGTATTAGTTAAAGATCAAACTGCACTTACTGACAATGGTATTTATGTTGTTACTTCTGGCGGTAGTTGGACGCGAGCGATTGATGTTGATACTTGGAATGAATTCATATCGGCTTTTGTATTCATAGAAAGTGGAAGTGTTAATGCTGATAGTGGTTGGCTTTGTACAGTAGATCAAGGAGGAACAATAGGCGTCACCGGAATTACTTGGGTCCAGTTTAGTGGTGCTGGACAGATTACAGGCGGCGCTGGTCTAGTAAAGACAGGCAATATTCTTGATGTAGTTGGAACTGCTAATCGTATTGTAGTCAATCCCGATAGTGTTGATATTGCATCTAACTATATTGGTCAAAGTTCAATTAATACTGTTGGTCTCATACAGACTGGTAGATGGGCCGCACAACCAGTCGAGGCAGCGTTTGGCGGCACTGGAGTAGGAGGAACATTGACGGGTTATGTGCATGCTAGTGGCGGTAACAATCCATTCACTTCTTCTGCTACTATACCTAACACAGACATCGCTGGTTTAGGTTCGATGTCAGTTCAAAACGCTAATGCTGTTGCTATTACTGGCGGAACTATAGATGGTATAACTCTTGATTGTGGAACGTTCTAAGTGGTAGATACGCTTCGCATTAAGCGGCGAACTACTGGTGCTGCCGGCGCGCCAGGAGGATTAGTCAATGCTGAACTTGCCTATAATGAAGTAGACAATACATTATATTATGGTGCTGGTGGAAATGCCGGTGCTGCTGCATCTATATTGCCTATTGCTGGTCGTGGTGCATATCTACCTTTAACTGGTGGCAATCTAAGAGGTGGTATACAATTTAATAGTGCTGTTGTTCAATCTCCATATGATCTTTCTCAACACATTGAACTTTATCCTGGTTATGGTTTTTCTATTACTGGTAGTACATTAAACTATAATAGTGGCATAATTCATAATTGGTGGATTGGAAATTCAAATAATGTAATGACACTACAGGGTAGTGGATTATCAGTATATGTTCCGTTGACTGTTACTGGCGATGCAGTAATGGGGAATAATTATGGCGCACCTAGTATCAATGCATCAGCTACGTTTCAAAATGGTGGTTATAAATTAAGCATAATCACTCAAACTAGTGGTGGTGCATATACTCCGATAACACAGACGAATGACCATTTAATCTTAGGGATGGGCAATAGTGCTGTAGATACTGGCACTATTACTATTGCTCCTTGGAGTAATTATGCAACAGGATTGCGTATAACATCTGGTGCCTCTAGTTCTCTCACACTATATGCTAAAACAATAACCGTAAGTCAAGACCCCACGACAACTCTTGGTATTGCTACAAAACAATATGTAGATACTAAAGCTGGTGCTTATTTACCTTTAATTGGTGGCACTCTAACTGGCACACTTGCATTTGGTTCTAGCGTTAATCCAGACATTAATAAAACAAGTGGCACATTCCGAGTAACTGTTCCTGCTTTCAATGTTACCTCTAATTCTTCAGTTACTTTGACTAGCACTACTGGTTTCATGACCCTTAATGGTCAAGCTGGTGGTGTGACTATTAATGGAGCTACCACTATCCAAAGCCCAACAGGCAATGAATACTTATATATTGATGATAATAGCGGCATTCAGTTACTGAGTATTGACGGTAAAACAATATCTATTCAAGGGCTTTATAGTTCAACGTATGGTCTGACGATTGATGCTTCAGGTAATACTTTCCAAGGACCAACTATATTATCTGGCGATCCTACTGCAAATTTACAAGCAGCAACTAAACAATATGTAGATCAGAAACCATCACTAACAATATCTGATACCGCTCCAGTAGGACCAAGGCCTGGCGCTATTTGGTTTGATAGCGTAGCATCGCAAACATATCTGTGGTATAACGATCCTAATAGTAGTCAATGGGTTCCATTAAACGCACCTCCAATATTTGACTCTTTGCCAATGACTGGTGGAACTCTTAGAGGCCCACTAATTCTATATGGTGATCCTACTGTTGCACTAGAAGCTGCAACGAAACAATATGTAGATAATAAACCAGCACAACCACCTCTTGGCGGTCCATATCTACCATTGACCGGTGGTCATGTTACTGGTGCTTTACAAGTAGATGGAACGTTTACTGGTGGTGGTTATAACAGACTAAACTTTACTCAATTTAATTCTCCTAACATTCCATTTACCTTTGTAGGCAATGCTGCTAATACTAGGCCACTTGTTGCTGATGCTGGTAGTGTAGGATCAATAACTTGGAACTATACTGCTGGCGGCGGCGAAATAAATTTCTGGAATAACTTTCTTGGTTTTGTTCCTTCTGTTAGTTTTAATTGGTATCAATCTACTAGTGCAACAGCAGAAAATCAAATAGCTACATTAGGTCCAAATGGACTTGGACTTACTCATGGAATTGGCGTTGTTTATAGTGGCTTAACTGGTGGCGGAAATTTTGTAGGATTTACTTGGAATGCTGGCGCCGTCCAAATGTTTGTGGATGGCGCTAATCAGGGATATATAGCATCACAAAGTTATGTTAGTGGCAACTATCTAAACTTAACTGGTGGCAGTCTTACGGGTGGCCTTCATTTCGGTCAAGCTGTTGCTGGTAATCCTTGGGATACTTCACGCCATATTACTTTGTTTGATAATGGATATGGATTTAGTATTACTGGCGGAACATTAAATATTGTCACTGGCCAATCGCTTGATGCTTATAGTGGCACTACACTTATTAGTAGAACTGATCTTGCTAATGGATTTCAAGTTTTTCAAGGTAACATTACTGCTAGCAATAACGTATATGGATGGCAACTAACTAGTAACAGTCCCAATGGTGGATTAGGCTCAGGCTTCTTAACTAAAGCATCCTATGGTTTTCAAGATACTACTCAACCAGCGGATGCGAAGATATGGGACATCCTCTATAGTGGTGGCAACTTTTATATTCGTGCGCTGACCGACGACCAGTCTAACTTCAGCGCGCCACTAGTATTTAATCGTTCTGGTATGACTATTACTGGAATGTCTCTAACAGCAACTAATATATCATTGCAAGGATATGTGGGCTTACAATACGATCCTACATCAGCAATGCAAGCTGCTACTAAGCAATATGTAGACAATAAAGCGGCAGCAATAATCATATCTGACACCGCGCCAGGAGCACCTACTTCTGGCCTAATCTGGTTTGATAGTGTCGGCTCTCAAACGTATATACGATATACCGACCCCAATTCCTCGCAATGGGTTCCACTCAATACTACTGCTATTCCACCATCATTACCATTAACTGGCGGCACTCTTACTGGACCATTGATTATAAACTATGCACCTACAGATACATCAGCGCAACTTGCATTAATTCCGCCCAGTGGGGTGAATGGTGTAGAAAGTCATTTACGTTTCCATGCTACTTTTGGAACTGGTATAGGTGATGCAGGCGCGCGTTATGCTGCATCTATACGAGTTGGCTTTTCACCTAATCAAGCATGGGGTTATGAATACTTAGACATCTATATTAACAATGGAATGAATGATGCCAATAGCGACGCTAATCAAGTGCGTGTTGCTAGGTTTACTAATGGCCATGTAAATATAATTGGTGACGTTACAGCAAGTATTGGTTTTAGTGCAGGAGTAACAGGAAACGGCTCTGCATTTTTGAATCCTGGCGCTGGTAACAATCCTGGTTACATTGCATTCTTTGATCAGACTGCTACGCGGGTTGGTTATATTGGTTGGACTACTGGTGATAATCGTTTTGTATTACAAACTGAAAATAGTTATACTGGCTGGTCAGTTAACGGAACATTTACTGTTGGTGGTAAACTAACATCAAATGCTGGTATTACATTAGGCGCAGCGGTATCTGGCGGACCTGACGATGTTAGTCGCCATATTCAATTATGGGATGGTGGAGGTGGAACTGGTTATGGCTTCTGTGTTACTAATGCAAGACTAAATTATACGATTGGTGGTGGTGCTACTGGAACGCATGTCTTTCGTGAGAGTGGAGTAGATTGTTTCGGCATCAATCATAGTTCGGTTGATTCTTGGGTTCCAGTTTCATTTCATTCTACGTTACAAGTTGACTTATATCAAAACATTGGCAATAGCGGAACGAATTCATATCTAAACATTAATGGTTTTAATTCTTCTGGTGGTGGACCTAAACTTGGATTGATCTGGGATGGCGTTCAGCGCGCTATGTTGGCAGGCTATAGTGCGGCTAATGGTGGCACGTATGATAGTCGCACGCTACTAAGCGGCTATGATGGATTAGTATTTGCAACGTTATGGGCAGATCGTTTTACTATAGATAGTAGTGGCTATGGTCATTTCCTTAATACCTTTCAGATAACAGGTGCGCCGCAATGGTCTACTAACAATCTTGCTTGTGGGCTTGATGTAAAAATTGTAGGTGCTAATCCTGCTATCGGTATATCTGATTCCAGTGGCATCAACTATATTGGCATTTGTAATAGTGGTGGTAGTTTTGCCGTTCTTGCTATGCCGTTACCTGGTGATGCTGCTAGTGCTCCTGGCGCGATGTTTAGTGTTGATAGATCAGGTAATGCTGGTGTCATTGCTAAACTTAACATGGGTGGCGGAATTAGTTTCGGTCAAAGAACAGCAGCTTCATCGACCGATAATACTGGCCATATTAGTTTGTATGATGGATGGGGTGGTTTCAATATTACTGGCGGCAATCTAAACGTTGTTGCTGGTAACGCATTGAACATGAGCTTCCAGGGCAGCTCAGCCACAATGCAAGTGCCATTATATTTAGCAGCTGATCCTACTGCAGCTATGGTGGCTGCAACTAAACAATATGTAGATAATAAAACAGTAACGATATCTGACACCGCGCCAGGAGCGCCGGTAACTGGACAACTTTGGTGGGATAGTGTTGCTGGACAGTTATACTTACGATTTGCTGATGCTAATTCCTCTCAATGGGTAGCAACTAGTAATCCTTCTGGCGCTAGTGCTATGGCTGATATGGAAACAGTAATTGCTAGCTTGACCGCTCGCATCGTTGCTTTGGAGAATGCCAATGCTTGACTTTCCTAATAGCCCAGCTGTAGGCGATGCCTTTACTGGGCCTGGTAATGTTATATGGAAATGGGATGGCACTAAATGGGTTAGTGCTGGCGGTTCTGGCGGAGGAATAACTGAAGCGCCAACGGATGGTCAATACTATGCTAGACGTAATGCTTCTTGGTATCCAGCAGCCTCTGCTAATGCATATAATAATATTGGTCGCAATAAAATAATTAATCCATTGTTTATAATTACACAACGTGGTGGTGGGCCTTTTACTACTAGCAATTATACTATAGATCAATGGTCATTAAATAAAGTTGGTGCCGGAGCGGCATCTATAACGGCGCAAGCACTTACTGATACCGATAGAGCAGGCATCGGTGATGAAGATGCACTTAATTGTTTGTGTAATGTATTTACTGGATCAGCAGCTGCTGGCGATTTTCAAGAAATTTTCCAACCTATAGAAGCTGCGCATCGCCTAGCTGGCAAAACAGTAACATTATCATTTTACGCAGTAGCATCTGTTGCTGCAATGAAACTTGGCATTGCCTATACTCAATATTTTGGTTCTGGCGGTTCACCTTCAACTGGTATTTCTGGAACTATTGGCGCTGCAACATTAACTGGCAGTTGGGCACGTTATAGTTTTACATTTCAAATACCATCTATGTCAGGTAAAGTTCTTGGCACTAATGGTAATGACTATACTTCAATGCGTTTTTGTTTTTCATCTGGCGCTACTAATAATGCTTACTTTGGTAATGTTGGAGTTCAATCAGGAACTATATTGATGTGGGGTGTGCAATTAGAAGTAGGCACTGTTCCTACTCCAGTAGAGAAATTGAATTACACTACGCTATATCAACAATGTCAACGGTTCTATCAAGTTGGTCAAGTTAACAATTATGGTGGTGGTGGCAGTGGAGCTATTACTTTTGCTCATAGTTGGGCATTGCCTGTTCAGATGCGCGCTAAATCTACTGTAACCAGTTTTAATAATACAATGACTAATGTTAATACAGCTTCAGTTTCCTCTCTAGATTTTAGCTTTTTTCAAGCAGCAGGGGTAACATTGGCAGCAGGCGCTTATTCTTATAGT